CCTGCTTCGGCTCTAACGTCAATGTAATGAATCCAAGAACGAAGCGTCCCTGACATATATAGACGGGTTGTGGTTAGACCTTCTGGTAGAATTGCTCTGGCTTGTTCTTTGGCAATGCCCTTCTCAATAAAATCTTCATAAGCTGCTACACATTCATCTACAATGTGTTCTTGTGCTGCAGCAAATTCGTGTTGCAACCTTCTATCATCAACCTCAATACTATTCTGACGGTTCTTAGCGTCCTGTAGTCTTGCTTCTCTCGTTACAAACTGCATGTCCTTAGTAGGATAGGCGTAACGTTGTGAGAACTCTTGAAAAGAGAATGAACGGTGGCGAATAATCTGATGAGAGATATCGCGAGTGGTGTTGATCTCCATGGTAACAGAGACCATCTCGAATGGGCTCCAGTGGCGATGTTCAATCAGATACTTGAGGAGTTTAGGTGCGGTTAGATTGTTATTCTGATTGCCTGGATTCGATACTCTGGCGGTATATGCGATAAATTCTTCTGGAGTCTTATAGATAATGTTTTCTGCCATATCTATATGATCCATAATAAGCGGCTGTGTTACTGCAATAATCTTAGCGTTGTTCATTTGTTACTCTTTCCATTATTAAACGATTCTTTTTCAACAATCCATAACTTCTTCTGCTCATAGTTATGATAATATTCTAGGACATGATCTATAGCAGCCAGAAACTCGACATCAACCCATTTCTCTCCACCTTCGTCCGGAAGAGGATCAGCATTGAGACGATACGCCTCCTTTAGAGAAGCAATGACAATAGCATCAGTTTGGTCATGGTCTAGTTCAATATTGTATTTCATTATCTTTCTCACCAGTTCTCTGTCACAAACTGTTTGTCCCAACAATGAGCATATCGATCATTGTGAAACACTAGAACTATCCCGTCATACATGAAGCAGTAGTTCATCACTCACCTTTTGGTTCTGGGAACATTTCTTTCGCTTGTTCGTAAGCCTTATCTACCAGATGATTTTTTTCTATAACATAGTTACTTGCTACATACCAAAGTTGTTTTTCAACAATGATCTTACCGTTCTTTATTAGCTTCTCAGGAATAGCCGAAGAACTGCAACTATGTCTCCAAGCGCTTTCTGCTTGGATAAGAATATCATACCAGTTGTATGATGGTGGAACGTTCTCTGCTCTACCATTCGAAAGAATAATCACATATACATCGTCAGTCATTTCTATCTCCTCCACGTTGACCTCCTCTATATTTGTCTGGCCATCAGAAAATATCCTTTACGTCTTTGAGACCCTCAAGGTATTCATCAAATATCTTTACCATATCTTCCTTAACCAACTCTCGGCACTTCTTTATGATAAGAAGATATTCATTTTGAACCTTATCATGCGAGAGTTCAACATAGTCCGTAGCAATGAAATTGACTAGTTGTTCATACTTACGAAGACGCTCGATTTCATCAGCGGCTTCTTCAGAAGTTTGCTGATCGTATCCATTGAAAAAGCATGGTTCACGCAGTCGCTTCACAATATCTTCACTCATTCCAAGAAACTCCCTATGTCTGGCGTTACCAAATCTAAACAAGGAACATAGAACTTCGCATACGTCTTATCTACATATCCTATAACTTTAGGTTCTATACCTCTTCTCCACCCGATCCACTCGTCTGCGGAAGTATTATAGTATATCGCTTTGTAAAAACAATCATTCATTTCGTTATTGAAATAGTATGTGTAATAGTATCCAGATCGGTTAGGTTTGGCATCAGGATACTTACTCCACGTATAGGTCATCAGTCTTTCGCCTTCATCCTCAAGAAAGTGGTGACAGCCTTTTCTTCACACGGTTCACTTATATATGATAGTATCGCACCATGCCTCATCATCAGACCATTGAATTTGCGATACTCTTCATAGAAATGCTCGTATTCATCTTTATGAACCCATTCCTCTGTGGTCTCTGAAAACATTCGGATACACCTATAATCTGTCAGGTCAAGTTTTTCGTTATTCTTAGCGAATGTTAACTCTGCCATATCCGAATCTTCACACTTTCGCCTTATCATAACATACTCCGATTCTGCTTTATTCTTGGTCATGTGTAGGCTCCTTTCCACTAAAAATATACACAATGCTTCGTCATTAGTCAAGAACCTCTAGAATACGCTGGCGCTTTTCTTCAAACTGTTGACAGGTCATCTGAAACAGTTTTTCAAGAGCATCTAGTTTAGATTGAGTTTCTGCTTGATTACGCAAGGCTTCGTCACGCTCTTTAGCCACATGCTTCAATGTAGCGTAATGGCCATTACGCTCTGAAATGGCGGCATCGAGGTCGGCTTCGGCTTTGTCAGCCCGCAAAGCATCGGGGCGACTACGCCACTCTACGACTTCCTTTGTCAGCATCTCACATCGCTCATTGGCTACGGCAAGGTCGGTACGGAGGCGGGTGATTTCGTCGGCAACTTTCTCAGACACGTAATGCCCCGTCTTGTCTATGTCTACGACGACTAGTCCATGTGGACCAAGGCGTTCCCGTAATTTTTCGACTTCCTCATTAGCGGCATCGAGGTCGGCACGAAGTTTCTTTACAAGTTTCTCTATTTGAACTACTGAGTCTGTAATCGATCCGTCATTAGGTGCTCCCATTAGTTCAGCATTGACTGAAATCAAATCAGTGTAATGCTTCTTAAACTCATTGGCTGCGGCGAGTTCGGCACGAAGCCGCAGATTTTCCTCATATACGCTTTCTCTTACTTGCTTCAATTGCTGCTGATGAATGTCATTCATCACTGTTCCCCCATAATCCAAACATATCCATCACTATTAAGATCAGAAATACACAGCCAAAAACAACATAACATTTGACAAACTGTTCTTCGCTCATTAATTGTCTCACAATTTAACTTTTATTCCCAAAAGTTCTTTTGCATGTTCAATTGCTTCTTCAATTGCTTCTTCAATTGCTTCTGAGTATGCAAGCTTGCGTTCATCAGATTCTTTATTTTTAATAAGAGTTAAGACAAAAAGAATCTTCTTTAGCTTATTTGTTTCTTCATCGGTCATGTTTTTCTCCTCATAATTTATGAAACTCTTTTTTAAAAAGAGTAATGTCAGGACTAATCTCTATCATAAAATCTTCTTCAAAATACCATGGGCAATAATTTTCTTTTTGTTCGTTTGAAGAACAGTCAAAATATTCCTGAAATCTTTCTTTCCATACGTTTCTGTCGTTCAGATCTCGACCATAACTGATAGTGAACATACTTTGATTGTTATATGTTTTATTAGGTGTTATGACATTGAATCTTGTAGGTATACTCATATTCTACTCCATTGGTTCAGTTTCATTGTAGCCATAATTCCTTCATGCGTATTTCTATCTATGATATGCTGAATCTCACTCGGATGCATATTGACCAGAACCATTTCGTTGATGTCCTTCTCTTTGATATAGGAAGGCCACACACAAATCTTTCTACCCATGTCGATTGTTTTCCGCATATTGGACACTATCTGTTTGTTACGAGGTTCATTATCATATACAAAAACATAATCTTTGTCAAGACCTATGACGCTAGGAGCAGTATATAGTGCTGCATCCATAGTAGCCACGCTATTAGTAAGGAAAAGAGAATCGATTGGTCCCTCAACCACATACACAGTTTGCAATGGATCCAATCTATCCCAACCAAAAATTTTAGGAACACTGTCATCTATCTTAATCGTTATGTATTTGATCTTAGATGGGCCAATCGCACGACCTTGAACGCCGATTAGGAATCCATCCTTATTGAAGAAGGGTATTACAATCCTTGCTTCTTTATATAGTTGCTTGTCCACATTTGGAAAGTATGTCTTAACAAACTGTGCAAAGTCATCCGTGTAGAATAGTTTTCCAAGAGGAACTTGTCTCTCTTTCAGATACCTTTTCGCAGGATTCTTTGGATCCAGCGTGTGACACGGTATGATTCCATCCAATTCATAGAAGTTGTTATTTGTTGACACTATTCTCGGCGGTGGAACAGGAATGTTAAAGACAGGTCTGGTAACAAACTGTTTAACGTCAACCTTAGGTTCCGTATTAGCCTTAACAAACGTTTCTAACTGGTATTCGTTATACAATGCAGGATCAACATACTTGATGAACTTGTTTAGTTTCATC